CTTCCTTTAACTTGAGCTTGATATCGTTCTTAGTCTTACCTTCATAGGTTGCTTGGTCTGTTGTTAACGTCCAACCTGCTGCACTCTTCATCTCTACCTTCGTAGGTTTCCAAGCGTTCTGTAAGTCGGTGGTAAGCTTGGCTCGTATGCCCATCAACTTAGCAGTTAAGTAGTCAGCCTTCTTCATATCAAGCTTGAAGCCGTGGCGTTCCTGTTGACTGATGATAAACTTAAACCAATGTTCTATAGCTACCATCTCCTTGCTTGGGTTCTGTTTAAACAAGTGATCGTATAACAACTGCGTTACAATAACATCTCGTTCACAATACTTACGCATCTCTTCATCGTACACCTCGAACGCATCGTCGTCCTCTCCGTATGTTAACTTAGTAGCACTGCCCATCCTGTGTCCCCAAGCCTTCAAGCTGTGACTACCTACTAACTCCTTATCGAAGTTGTTGCGGGACCAGTCATCGTTACGGAGGTCAGGGAATGTACACCTAGATAACACAAGAGTATCAAGTACATTAACTAGTGGAGGTGAGAAACCGTACAGCTTCTTCAGTGCTGGTATATCGAAGTCGATTACGTTGTGTCCGACTAAGCGTTCTGCTTGTGATAACATCAGCAATCCACGCTCTATACTTTCCCCGTGAAACGTCAGCATCTTAGGGAGCATAGGATCGTAGACCGACAAGCAATGGCAAGTATGTAAGTCAGAGAGTGTGGCCCAATCGTTAATCTTGTTGGTCTCTATATCAAAGAATAATGTTCGTGTCATATTTATTAGAATGGGTTATTGGTTTCATCATTTGGTTTAAACACATCAGGACTGTATCGTCCAGTGCCGTTGTCGTAGTGCAGTGTGTCGCAATGTCCCGTCTGTCCGCTGAATCTATTCTTCAACACACGCACTCTTGTTTCGTTACTCACTGTCTCGCTCTGTTGGTTACGCTCTAAGCCTATAACAATATCAGATAGCTGTGCTATAGCTTGTGACCCCCGTAGGTGGTGCAGACTTACTCGTCCTCCTTCTTCGTGGCCACTATCTACACGCTTCAAGTGAGACACTAGTACCATACCGCACCCTGTCTCTTCAACTAGACTCCTAAGCTTGGTCATGGTGTTATCAATCAAGCGTCGCTCGTCATCCCCTTGGATACCACTAACTACAATCGATAGGTGATCTAAGAATATCCACTTACAATCGTACCCTTTGATTAGATACTTGATCTTACTCAGTAGGTTATCGCTATCCATACTACCGAAGTGATCGTAGGTGTAGAAGTTTCCGTTACCTACTGTCTCTTCAAACGCAGGTCGTAGTACCTCCTCACTCGTATCATCTTCTTCTAAGTGTATAGGTTTGTTGATGTGGATGCCCATGATACCAAGTGCCGTCCGCCTGACTGACTCCTCTAGTGCTATGTATCCTACCTTCTCGTCTAAGCCTAGTATATGATGAGCAATCTCTCGACAGAACAAGGACTTCCCAATCCCACTACCCGCACACACGGTTACTAGTTCGCCTTGTCTCATACCCAGAGTTAACTCATTCAATCCGTTGTAAGGATACGGTATAGATTTACTGTGTTCTTTGTCAGCTATAACATCCCATAACTCTTGACCATTTACAATACCGTCTGGTCTGTACTCACGAGCATCGAACAAGCAACTAACTAATTCCTTAGCTCGCCCTGCTACTAACATATCGTTCGGGTCCTTGAGTGGTAGCTCTGCGATGTAAGCCTTACCGGGTGTAAGAAGTGCAGCACATTCAGCTGCTCCCTTCCGTCCGACATCATCCATATCAAAGCAGAAGACTACTTGTTCGTACCTGTCTAACCAATCAATAGCTTGAGCGACAAACTTCTTAGCTGCTCCTGCTCCGTTAGGTACACTAACTACAGGCCACTTGTTGTCCATAGCTTGACTGGTAGATAACGCATCGATCTCACCTTCAGTCACAACGACACGCCGTCCTCCGTCTCGCCATAGGTGCTGACCGTACAGTCCGATCAACTCTCCTTTAATAGCGAATTGTTTATTAGCGTAGCGTATCTTCTGACCGCAAGTCTTACCGTCTCTAGTTTTATAGTTAGCTATCTGACAAGGCTGTCCGTTATGATTGCCTAACCAGTAGCCCCACTTCCGACAGGTGTCTTCGGTAAGGTTTCGGCGGGCTATAGATTCTGGTTCTCCTTGTATGTAATCTCTAGGTGTTGGGGTTGTGGTTTGTTTATTTAGTCCTCTATCTCCTCCTCCAACGTGATCGTCGCAACTGAAACAATGGGTGCTACCGTCGTCGTTGGTGGAGAGGGCATCGGAACTTCCGCACTTATTGCATGGTTGGTGTGTTGCTGTAAAAGCCATGATTTTGGTATAGTTTTGTGTGCATATATTATGTTTTTCTTTTCGCACCAGCGTGCGTAGGTGGTGTTACTTCCTTTACGTAACTTATTGTAGGCGTTCATAAACACCATGCGTATATCTAGGTGTGGATGCTGCTCTCTTATAAGTATATGTTTAGTTCTATCCTCCGCTGTGAATAAACCTTTAGCTTCTATGATGATGCCGTTAGGTAGTATGAAGTCGGGAGTGTATGTAGCTTTCTTAACATACTTTAACTTAACTGTTTCGTATTCAAAGTTAACACCACCTCGCTTAAGCTGAGATGCTAGTGTCTCTTCAAATCCAGAACGGTAACTAGAAGTTCGCTGTGAGCGTTTCTTCCGTCTCTTCCGCATCGAATGCTGAGTCAAGAGTTTCACCACCGTTAGCCACGTATCCTTCTTCAGCTGTAAAGCCAAACGATTCAGCAGACTGTTCACTCACACCACCGTTAGCTAACTCTAACACTTGTACTGCTGCAATCTCAAACGACACACCAAAACCAAGTGAAGCTGTGTACCAAAAGCTAGGACGGAAAGCTACGTTTACTTTACTACCTCCCCATACCTGTACATCTTTCGGTAACGGTTTACCTGCTGCATCATACATAGCTACATTGAACAGATACTCCTTACCTGCCTTGGTCATCACTCCACCTTTTAACTTAGTCTTGATGCGGATTTGTCCGTCCTTCTCAACGATAGGAATCTCAGCTTTATTTACTTCCTTACCTAACTCATCTTGTTTAGCTTGCAACTCCTTCTCATACACAGGTCGTAGTTGTTTCTTAACTTGTTCGGCAAGCTCAGATGTAAGGATAACTTCACATTGGTACTCACCGTACTCTTTCTTGTATGTCTTGTTAGGTTCGTTCAAGTGGCAGTACTTTGTAGTACCTCCTACTTTTATTATGTCGTGTTTCTTTCGTGCTTTTACTGTCATATCTCTATTGGTGTTTATGTTTTTAAGAAAGCAGATACTTCATCTGTGTTATTGCAGAGACATCTAAGTCTCCAAGCTCCGGCACTGACGGGAGTTCTGCTTCTGGGTTTGTGTTGATTTGCTCCATTCGGAACTCGGTCAGGAGATCAACGTTAAATGTTTGTGAGTAGGTTCTTCTTACGATTGCGTTCATAGCTCTAGCGTTACAAGCGTGTGTGACAAAACAGTCATGTATGTAAGCTGCATCGAAGTCAACAAAGTTTGCAACTTGATGTACGACACACGCATCTAAGCTGTGTATAAAGTTAGCAGTGATCGCATCTTGTTGTCCCTTTGGATCTATCTCATCAGCTAGTTCTTCAGTGTGTAACTTCATGTTCGTGTTATCAAAGACACTATTGATACTAACCTTCTTAGTTTTACGAAACGATTGAACAACTTTAAATCCAGTAGGTGTAGTCCACATAATAGGTGCTTCGTATCCTATCTCTCGTATACTTTGTTTAAGGAACTGCATGACACTAGTCACAGGTTTGCAAACCTCGTCAGCTATTTTATTTACTATCTTACACAACCACATAACAGCGGTCAGCATCTCTCCTGTACTCTGCCAAGGATGATTCAATCCGATGCTATGAAAGATGTCTTGTATGAGCATATAAGATGACGATCCATACGGACGATTCATAACTGCTAACTTAGATAACTTACGAGTAAATCCGTACTGCATCCAGCTCTGTGCTATCGGCCCTCCGTCATTCTTCAAGTGATTATATACACGATCAGCTACGTATTGATATAGGTCATTAGAACGGTCAGTTTCTACTAAGTTACACATCGTACCTGTGTCTTTGTCCCGCAGTAATAAAGATAGTATCTGCATACCATTATTACTACAATCTTGACGGACGGGAAGGTAACTAACATAACCGTATCCTTCTTCCGTAAACTTCTTGTACTCTAAACAGAATCTAAGAAAACAGAACGGATCACTTGCTTCAGTCCACCAGTCTGTACCGTGTGGATCATTCGCTGCTTCAAGTATAAAATCTTTACGCTTGTTAACCCATTCGATGCGTTCATCCCGTGTACCTTTTACTCCCCACATATTAGCACCGTGGACAAATATAGACATGAGATCATCTTCATCTACTATTTGTTCACCCCTTTTAAAGTCTAATAAACTCTTAGCTAAGTCGTTACCTTGTGGGTGCAGGTAGTGAGGTAAAGCATACACTCGTCCTCGATAGTCACATCTATACGGAAAGAATACTTTGTCCCACTTCTTATATATCTTAGCTAAGTGTAGGATGCGACAAGCTTGAAACCTTTTACTTCCATTAGCTTGGTTCGCTTGTTTAATGTCCTTTTGTTTTAACTTCCAAGCACGTAGCTCATGTGGACATTCTCCAGTGTACCTCGGCTGCTCGTCTATCTCTCCGAACTGTGGTATGTTACCTACTACTCGTTTGTTTTCCCAACACATCAAGCTTATATCTAACATCTCTTCATTAAGGGACCAAGCTACCTTCTGCATCTTATTGACAGCTGAAAATACGTGCGAATAAGAATTTAAGTGAGGTTCAAACCAACTTAGTGGTTTACCAGTGAAGAAAGGAATCGGTGCTATGTGTTTGGACGAGTAGCCTCCTCCTATTATCGTGTGCCAGTCAACAGGTTCTTCATCTAATGCCATCTTGAACGGACGACATCCTTCCATCCACTTGTCGAACCTTCGTATCCAATCAGTAAAGTCTTTGGTAGGTAATACTAAACGCTCTGGCTTGTGTCCCTTCTGTTTAGCTTTAAAGCCTACCTGCCATAGTCCAGTGTGTAATCGTATCTCTTCTAATAACCAAGCACCTAAACTTGTCTTCTGTCTAGCATCCCAAAGGGTGAAGCGTTCCTCCATTTTCTCGTACAAGTAGAACTGTTTGAGCTTCATTGCTTTACTCCTGTCATCCAGTTTTAACAGGTCTAGCTTGTTAGGGTGAAAAGTTTCGGTTGCTTGCTTCCATCTTGCTTCGTTCTCGAACGCTTTGCCGATACGAAAAGCCATACCACTCACGCTTAGGTTACGATCTAGGTGATCAAGAAAGGTACGCAAAGAAATAACAGCCATCTCATAAGGACAAGTATCCAGTACAAAGGTAAGGAACAAAGGTGTAGTATGCTCTGTACCTCCTCCAAACTGCTTCATGAACTCATCGATACGCTTGCCTAACTTCGGACACATGACTGATAACATACGCTTAGCACTGGCAGTCTTACTAGACTCACCTTCGGCTCTTAACTTTGCTTGTTGGTTACGATACTGTGCTCGTCCCCACTCACGCATACGCCAAGTATTACCTTTGTTGTTACTAGCTTCCATCTTTGTTTTTGTTGTACCAAGTCTTAGGAAGTTTTCTAGGCTTGTTAGTACGATGAGCAATAAGTTTACCGTCCTCGTCTTTTATATACTTACCCTTTATGTCTTTCTCGAAGCTAGTGATCTGAGTGTTGCCCCAAAAGTGATACCAGCCGTCCGATATAGCTTTGTGGTCGATACCAACCCACTCAGAACAATCAGTTATCTCTTCATTTATGTCGAATTTCATGTTTAAGTATATCGTTCTCAGCCTCCCAAAATTGCCCGTCTACATAGAAAGGGCGGTCAATCTCTTGGGTCTTCAAAGTTGTTTTTGGACAGGTACTCTTGGATTTCCTCTTCGGTATCAAAGTACTCAAGATCGTCCAGTAGTAGTTCTCTTTCTTCTTCATCTTTTCTTTCTTCTTCATCAAGTAAATCGTACGGGTTGTTGCTGTTAAGCCATTGATCATAATTGTTCATAGGTCGTTTATTAGTCACGATACATCCAAGCTGTAAAGATTATTATTACGAGGACGATGGATAGGAATGTAAGGCTTGTCATTATTGCGTATTCTCCTTCGGTCATTTGTTTAGTTGGTTCTTTATATCGTCTCCGATCGGCTCGTAATTACCGAGGGCTTCGATCTGTCGTTTAAGCTGTTCGTCTTGTAGCTCAACCAGTCGTTCGCGGACATATAAATTGTCGGTTAACTTGTACTTTAAGCCTGTGTAGTGTGTGATTAAAGTGTCTAGACTAGCATCGTCTAAGCTAGGTAAGTTTTCGGGGTCAGTTGTCATGGTTGGTTTTTATTTGTTTGTCTAATCGTGCAAGGTGGAATCGTAGACCCATCAGCTTGGCGAAACGCTTGCCACTGTCAATGGCTTTCTTGTGCGACAGTTCTTTAATCTCTGCCACTTTTATAACTTTGTCAGCTCCGTCAAGACAGATGATCGAGTATAGTTTCATTGGTTAAAATCGTGATCTTTACAAGTTTCGCCCTCGTTCTCCCGTCCCTGTAAACTAGCATCACACTCTTTACACTTTTTACGGACAGGTACGCTTAGCTTCTTGATGTCCTTTAGCGTTTGCTTGGCTTGCTCTATGAAGTCGCCCTTGCTACTGGCAGTGCCTTGGAATTGAGGATATTGACGACAAGCCCATAGAATGTTCGGGCAGGTATTGTATCGCTCGTTGTCGATTCGATAGAAGAACGCTATCTGTTGTCCTTTGTGATCGGTTAGGTAGTAGGTAACGCTCATGTGGTTAGTTGAGGACGATCGCTAGTAAGACTAAAGCCCATCCACCCATGTAGATGAAAGGGAAGGCGTTCTCGATTATGCGATCTAGTTTGGATTCGTTCATATGATTGGTTATTTGGTTTGTTTTACGGACAGGTAAGATTTGGTTTTGTTCCTGCCACTTTGCCCTTTTAAATATACGTACAGGTAAGTTGTCAATTTTTAAATATACACAAAAAACCCCCACCCGATTAAAGGTGAGGGCTAAATGTTAAGCGTTTACCGCTTGTATTGATCTCAATGCGTCCACAATGTCCACTTTTCTAGTAGTAGGTTGTGGATTGTTGCTACGCATGATACGGAGCAGATCGTTATGACGTTGTTTCTGATCAAGCTGATTGTTCAGATGCTTAACGCCTTCACGAATGGAACGAATTTGAGCGATGGTGTTTTTTGTGTTATTCATATTATTAGTATTTTTGTTTATTTGGTTTATTTATATGAAGTCCCGGAGGACTGAGAAAGAACTGTCTTATAGTAGCTAGAACCGTGCCAATCAAAATAAGTGTATAATTTTTATACAATGTG